TTGGCAGGTTCGCCAAAACGCTAATGGTTAAACTCATTGAGAAGTGCTGTGGTGTTTGCGTGGGGATGAACAGGCAAGAGATTGCCTTGTTGATCGAAGCGCAGTACATCAAAGAACCAATCAAGTGGAGCGTACCAGCTGAAAGCGTTAGCGAAGCCCTGGCAGGTCCCTACCTCGTTTTTGGAGACGATGGTAGTACCCTACAGTGGGATGGACAGGTCAAAACGTGGAAAGGCACCGATTTTAGTCGGATGGATGCTAGAACCCACGTTGAGATTCTTGAGTTCATCAAGCGCCTATCACGGCGCGGTTTTCCAAAACCAGAAAGTGATTACCTGGTCAAGGCACTAGGCAACTTGGCGAGCGTGAAGACTCGGATGCCTGAGGGCACCCCTGTCATAACGCAGGGTGGTATAGTATCTGGTGCATTGATCACCAGTTACTGGGGCACGGTGGCACACATTGCCGTGTTCGTGGTTGCGCGTATGCTGGGCACCGACTTGAAAGAGGCCGGTGTCAAGTTTGGTATGGTCGTTGAAGACGAGCCACACGCGCCGGGCCGCTGCTCATTCTTGTCGGATTTCTTTCACGAGTCGGATTCAACTGTACCGCCCGTGTTGGACATCCAACGCGCATTTACGAGTTTGTCTGTCCAATGTTTGGCGAAGCCAATCGAGCTGCGGCTTTACGCCTACGAGCAGTCGCACGGCAACATTCCGCTTTTAAAAGAGTGGATTGCTGCAGTGCGGCGAATCAAAGGCGTAAAAGCACCGTCACGCAAGATGGTTGAGAACATTTGGACTCTTGACCGGGATGCCGCATACCACCTTAGTACCAGAGGTGTGTCATGCGAAGATACCTCAGCGGATGAAAGCGTCCGCGAAGAGGTATGCAGGCAGCTCAACATGTCATGGGCCGACGTGTGTGAGCTGGCAGGCCGTGTAAGTGCCGCGACCACACTTGAGCAGCTCGCCGATGCTAATCCAGGAGATCTGGAGGCTGGGCGGCTCAAGTCCTGCCACGTGGAGTGGTACGCGTGAGCCCCGTAGGGCTCCGGGGGTTGCTAGATCCCTCGTTTCGGGCTTTCGTGGTGGCCCGTCAATAAAATAATTAGAAGTTCCAAATAATATAATAAATGACTGCACGTGGTAAGGCAGCCGTCGCCAACGGGCGCGCCAAAGGCGCCGCTCGCGCACGGCTTAATTCAACGCGCGCGGGCGCTCGTCAAGGCTCCATGGCACGTGCCAGTACCGGTCCGCGTCGCGGACTTGATGCTGAAGCACTTAAGTGGCTCAAGCTCATCAATGACCCATGCTATGGTCAGCTCACCCACCCGGTTTATCCGGGTGCTGAAGGTGGGATGATCGCACGCTTCGAGTCGGAGGTGACCTTGTTTAGCGGTGGTGCCGATACCGGTGGCATCGTGGCCTTTATTCCTGGCGCAATGCCTAATTCCGTTTACGCCGCCAGTTCGTTGACGGATACGACGCCGATTACGCTTGCGAATTTGAGCGGTGCCAACGCTCCCGGGTATAATTTCATGATTAACAGCGCTTCCGCAATTCGTTGCGTTTCTGCTTGCATGCAGGTGGCTTGGCCCGGGTCGGAGCTTAACCGTCA